TGGTTACCTTCACAATCTCACCCCCTCAAGGAAGTGAGCTGCGCTTTCGATTTTCTCTGCAGCTGCTTCAACGATGGTCGGGTCGATCTCATAGACATCAGCCCAGCCATCAGATATAGATTCCATACCCATGCGTGACGGCCAAGGGTGCGTTCCGCATCTGTAGCCATCCTTCCATTCGTAAATGGGAGGCATAGGAGTTTTATTGTAATGGATGTACGCCAGCAGTAATTCATGTGGCCAATCTGCCAGCGGTGAATAACGAGTAACTCCCGCTCCGTTGGTGAAGACATTTGTGCCCTTACCAACATAGTTCCCGTCGGCCTTGCGATGCCCGGCAATGATAATGTCCAGCTCGTGCTTGAGGAAATACTTCCTGATTGCATTCCGCTGAACAATTCCAAACCATCTGGAAACTGTGGTCGAGTTATCCGGGAACAACATAGCCGGATGTTTAGCCAGCCAGTCAAGGTCTTGCCCGGTGTTGACGACTTCGCAGCCCTCAGGCTTATGCTCCAGGCACCAGTTGAGGAAAGCAGGGTATTCCAGGTTGGTATGAGCAAACATGCAATCCGTTATTCCAATCTTCTTGCATATATCCTCAATGACCAGGCTGTCTTTACCGCCGCTCCATGCATAGGCTGATTTCTTACCCTCAATATGAGTTTTGATGTCTTCTATGACTGTTGCAACAGCTTCATTGAGCTCATCCAGAGTGACAAGCTCTTCTATGTTAGCAATGGCTTCAAGCCAGCGAGCATTGTTCATGCTTTGCTTTCTTCCGAGTATGCGCTTCATGCTCTCACCGCCTTTCTCTTCTCAACGAAGTACCAGGCGAAAGAGTAGAGGATGGCACCGATCACGATGAAGATGCGAATAGAACTCATGAGAGTCCATACACCTAACACGCCCATCGGAATGACATACTGCCATGCGACTATTGTTGCTATGTTGATTGCGATCCCCAGCTTCTTGCCAAAGGTGATATAGATACTGTACAAGAATGAGGATATAGTGGACACAGCCACAAGAGTAATAAGTATTGCCTTGAGCGTATTCAGGACAGGTCCGAAATTCGTCCAGGCAAGCAGGAAAGTGAAGATGAGATATGCACCAAAAAGCAGCCCGCCGGTTATAAAGGCACGCTGCACGTTGATTTTCTTTGTCCCATCTTCGTTCTTATCGTTATAGTCCAGGATCTCAAAAAAGTAAGGGTAGAGGAATGCTCCCGGCAATAGTAAGAGACATTTTTCTACACCGGCCGGAATCTGGTCGAATCCCCAGGGCAGTACATTCATGTTTCCCTGCGAATAGATTATAGCTGAGATTGTCAGCACAATTCCCACAGCATAGACGATGATCCAGCTGACGTTGTCCGTCAGCACGTTCCTTATCATGCCATATCGTATCAGCAGGAAAATAAAGAATATAGCCACAGAGTATGCCAATACCATGCCGAAAGTATCTGTCAGAGGCGTATCCTTAAAGATGGACTGAATACCATTCATGTTAATCCATACTTGGAAGATACACATGATTCCAACAATAAAGTGCATAGGCTTGCTCCGGAATACATCGCGCAGTTTCGGTATCATCGGGGCGAATATGCCAAAGACGATACACGCCAGCGTGTTTCCAAGAGCCCAGAGCAGGAAGGGTATAATACCGTAATCCCGAGCCATCTGGATTCCTACCATGAGTGAGCCAACGCCCGCCCATGTCGCCGCTATTGACATAGAGTAATAAAGCGACGGGTTATTTTTGAATTTGTCTTTGAGTTGTGAAAACACTTACGTTTTCCTCCTTTTTCATTTTCGCCCGCTGCTGGATGTTGGCGTACAGTCACAGCCCGGTGCAAGACCTCACGCAAAGGAGAGAACGTGAAGCCTAATAGCCTCCTTTCATAAAAAAATGGAGACCCTCCCAAAAAAGGAGAATCTCCGGCTATTTAGAATTATACAACTACAATTCTAAACTATATTACTGTAATTACAATGCCCTCTTTTTGCCTCCAACGTCTATAACCACGTTTCAACAATTACAGGATCATCCATGCTGCAAGCTCCAAGTCTCGTCATATAGTTCGGTATTGTCTTTCTGATTTCCTCCAAGCTGTCCCTGACTGTGATGAATTTAGTCGGTTTATCGATGTTCCATAGGCGTGCTATGTATTTGCCTGGATAATCAGCAGGGCTATTATAAATTGCAATAATCGGAACACCTACAAGCGTACGCAGATTGAAATTGAAATCTTTTAGTTCCATATCCTTCAGTTTTTTCAATAACCTCACCCTTTCTTATTCGCGTTCGATCCACTGGATACCAAAGAGAAGAGCGCTCATCTTCTCACATGCGGCATCGATATCCTTGTATACCGTTCTCATGTCAATGTTCTCACGTTCAGCAATCTCGCGAACTGTCACTTGATCACCTTTCAGATACATTGATTCAAGCACACGGTACCGCCTCTGATCCTCGGGTTTTTTGGAATTAAAACAAATAATTTCATAAGCTTGCAGCATCGCATCAATATGCGTAAGCATAATGGCTGAGCGTGCCTTTGTCCTAACAATAGCCTGGACATCGAGTTTGTCATCTTCCATGAGGTTATGGAAAAATTCATAATCTTCATCCGCAACCTCTGTGAGAGAAGCTATTGCATCATCGGCATGTATCTTTATTTCGCGGTAGCTCCGCATCAGTCGCTTAGTATCTCTAAACCTCTTATCAATGCGAGCTTTTCTTTCTTGCTCTTTTTTCTTTGTGTAGACTTCAATTGCTGTTTTCGAGCCAACCTCTGCGGCAACGCGGACTATATTATCCTGCGGCTTATCTTTTGCCATACATTTTCACACCCTTTCTGTCATTTTTTCTTGAAGTTCTTTGCTTGAGGGCAAGTACTGAAATGTGATATGTATCCTATCCCAGTAGCATTATTCAAATCACCTTCATACTCGCAGCTCACTGTTATTCCATCTGGCCTTGTAACTTTGCCCGCTGCCTTTGGCTTCTCCCAGTATGTAACAGGGTCTGGGTCGCACGGCATACTCTTCCCAGCAGCAGTTTCAATCCAAACTATTTCAGCACCGCACCCGCGGCATTTTCCTCTTTTCATGGAGTACCACCTTTCTTATCAAGTGCATGACGCGGATCCTGTTCGCACTGGATGCATATCATCCGGCCTTCCGGGATATAATCTCCGCAACATACGCATGTATCACAGCTTTTCATTATTACTTCTGTAATGTGCTGCTTGTCAGCTTTGCAGTAAGGACAGCCAGGGCTTGTTTGCCGCTCTAAATCTGCAGAGGAATAGCTGACCTTCCCGCAGCTACTACACTTAAAAGCTTTCATGGCTTGCTTCTCCCTTCAATGAAGTCAAAGGCAGGGAATTCACTTTTGCCCATTGCGCCATGTCCTCTTACCGTCACCGTATCAAAGTTCCACAGCCCCTGTTTTCCTTTTGCCGGTATCGGCTTAGGCAGCTGCATCAGGTTTTCAATTTCCCACGCATAACGCCCAGGTGTCCAATCTCCAAAAAATACTTCATTTCCGGTTATGACATGTTCAAATATTTTACCGTCTGCCATGTGTGGCCTGCAAATAAACGGACCGGAAGGATCTGTTGCTATCTCCCAGCATCCCACAAGATCTGCAAATGCAATTACGCAGCCTCTTGGCAAAGTGTCGAAGCTGTATATATCTTGTAGTTTTAGAGCTTCTGCAAATGGATAAAGCTCTCTATCAAGATATGTATCAGTATCGAATGGTTTTTGAGCTGCATGGATAGCTATCGGGCCACGATAATTTGTCGCCCATGAACGTGTTTCAAATTTTTTTGCACCGCAGGCGAGTAAACTCGCCCATGGTTGCCAGAGTGTTATAGCTTTCATGTCTGATCCTCCTCTTTGTCGTTGCCGAATGCTTTATTGGCAAATATTTTACCGATCCAATGGAGAATATCATAACTAAGTATTTCGTTTTTGCAGTGACCAGCGTAGGCGATAAGCGCATATCCGGCAGCTGCATCTTTCTCGGGCCTCAGGACAAAGCATCCTTCAACCACTTCATTGTTCCGAGCCTTATATACCCGGTATTTAGTTTTGAGACCATCATAATCAGATTCCTCCGGTGTCGGCAGAATCAACAGGCGTCCTTCAGCTTCTGCAGAGCTGATTTCTTCCAACCGTTCCGGCGAGATTCCATCGGTGAGGAATAGGCGAAGTTCCTCTCGGCTTTTTTTCAACTGATATTCATGGTACTCGGCTTGCTCTTGTCTCATATGAGGGTCGGACAGCGCCGCTTCGCAAAAATTGATTTTCTCTTTTAAACTATCAATCATGATTCAACCTCCTCTGGTAACACTGGCAGAGGCCGCCAGTGTGAAATTTTATTGGCATCAATACAGAATCCATCCCAGAACACAAATTTGCCATCTTCCAAATGTGCGACTTCCGGCTTGCCGTCAACAGGGTATATTAGACATTGTTGTCCTTTTTCCGGAAACCTGTCATGTGTAGAGATCCATTCATGATATCGTTTATTCCAAGTGTCTGTGGCAGCTTCTTGATCTACCGAAAGCTGGGCACTTGCAAAGCATTTTTCACAACATACCCTAAACCCGCCGCCATCAGTAGTTATTTTGCCGTTCCCTCCACAGAAGGGGCATCTTTTAAGTTCCGTCAATATTAGTTTTTCGATCATCATTTTTTTCCTCCTTTAGTTGTTTTGCATTCTGCAAGTGAGTATAAAGCGAAACTGTTAATATCACTGCTACTATGCTATCTACTTTGCTAGGTGTTATTTCACCAATAATTGCAGCCTCTAATACTCTCCAACTTAGTGTGATAATCGTTACTAACCCAGTTAGTATTAGAAACATTTCTATTAGTTTTACTAGACTTTTCTTGAGCATATTTATCTACCACCTTTTCAAAATGAATTGATTACTTTCGCTGCCCTTTTCCGCTGTTCTGAGTTTCCGTGTTTCCATATACTTATCCAGCCAGATATTTCTCTTGCCTGTTGGTATGCCGTTTTATTATAAGTCTCATCTTGCATTCTTCTTTCTTCCATGCGAAGAAGATAGGATTCAAGGCGATAAACCTTTAAGCACACTCCTTTACATACCACATCACCGGCATGCGTTATATGGTATTTGTTAATCATTTTTCCACACACATCACATTTAGCCGCCATAGCTTACCTCCTGTTCTGTGTTTTCTGCCGGGATACTAGCGCCATGAATGGCACGCCATTTCCTTTGGTATTGCTTTATCCTGGCTATTCTACACGGCTCACAAATTCTCTTTTTCTCCCTTTCCAAGAAGGTAGCTCCACACCGAACACAGTATTGAGGCCTTATCCTTTCAAATACCGTGCATTCGTCGCAATTCGTTTCCCCTGCAGTGCAGCCTTTTACATCATGCCATTTCATACACATATGCCGCTGCCAGTAAGGCTCATATCCAAGCTCATTTCTCCGGATAAGCAGCAGCTCCATAAGTCTTGTCAAATCACTTTTCACTGCAGCTTTTCGTCTGGCCTCATATACCGTCAGCTCCGGTTTTCCTGTCCCCCATGGACCGTCACCGAGCATAGTCCTAACCTTGTCGGCATTTTCCGTCCGGTAGAAATCATATACCCGGCCACGTACTGCCTTTTCTGATTTTCCTAATACCTCTCCGATTGCTCCATAACTGCAGCCGGCACGGATCATATCAGCGAGTGTCTGAAAGTGCCAATCTTCCCATGACTTATGGTTGTCCGCTTTTATAGGCCTTTCCTTTAGCCCCAGGTCACAGATCCGGCGTTGTATAGCTCCGGCAGAACGTCCTAACATTTTAGAAAGTTCAGCATAGCCATACTTGAATTCCCGGAGGTAGTATTTCAAGCTGGTATCTTCCTGCGAAGACCACGGATCCTTTCGGAAATTCATGTTTGAGTTAAAATCCTGTCTCCGTTGTTCTGCTACCCAGTCCGGCTCTTTACCAAGTATGAGAGGTTCCATCTTTGAAAAATCTATGAAGCTTCGATTTTCCTCAGCCCACTTCCAGAACTCGTCTAGATAGACAACTCTAAATGTGTTTTGGTTGTTCCGCTTGTTATGGACCGGGAGTCCTCTGTTCTTGACCCAGCTTGTCATTTTGTATGAGTAACTCTTATCGGAACCGGTAACTGCAGCAAGGAGTTGATTCAACGAGATATACTCTCCGCTTTCAAGGAAGGGCGGGAGACCCAGGCGTTGTACCCTAACCATTATTGCGTTCTTGCTTCGGTTAAGTTTTTTGCACAAGCCTGGCACAGACATTTGCCCCCAGTTATCAGATAGAAAATCCTCGTCCTCTTTTGTCCAGTTCCGCCCTATGCCCATTTACTCTACCTCTTTGAATAGCTCATGAGTTCCATCACGCATAGCCTGTTCCTCGTCAGAAAGCTCATATCCTAAGGTAGCGAGGAAGTCATAAACCTGGTCAAGATCGGCATTTTCGCGATGGGAACAATCCCAGTTGTAGTAATTTGCTCTGTCATTATCAAGCAAGCAATATGCAGCTAAGAGCATGTATCTTTCGGGCTGTGCGGGGAGACATTGAGTAAGCTCTTCAATTACCGCATCATCATCCTCGCTTAAAGTTATATCTAGCAAGCTGGCATAGTCGTCAGGCTCAATATCGCAATAGCTTTCAAGCATGGATTTTATAGAATACTCAATGATAGTTCCCATGCTTTTCTTAGCTTTAGTATTGGAAATGCTCTTCACAAATTCATGTCTAAGGCTATATGCTCTTTTGGATATCTCCCCAAGAGCATTGTACCTTGCTTTTTGCAGCTCTCTTTTTTCTATGGCAGCCGTGTCTTCCTCGGTCTCAACGTCTTTTTTGTAGAGCGTGATGTAGCCATAGTTGGAGATGAGGTAAAAATACTCTACTTCTCCGGAGTCATCGGGCGTTTTTATTTCATCATTCCGGGATAGGTAGTAGGAATCGACGTACCTCATTCCGCTTGAATTGTCTATTTGTGTTGCAAAGGTATTGAGCTTCTCAACATATATGGCCATGTTCTTGTCGCTCTTTTCTTTGTCGACAGCCTTCTGCAACTCATACTTAAAGTTGGAGGTACCTATCGAATCAAGCACTTTGTTCCTGAGTTCGATGTCCTCAATCTTCTCCAGTTCGGCATAGTCCATTAGGGTAACATTACGTTCAGCTGATGCCTTGAATTTCTCTGGGTCAAGCTCTAAGAGTTTCACTCTGCGGCGTACTGTTGTACTTGAAAAACCGGTACGCTCAGCAATATCATTCATGGTGTCACCGAGGTTGAGCATCATTTGAAAGCCCTGAGCCTGCTCATAGACCGTTAAATCTGCCCGCTGCATATTTTCGGACAGCATTGTTGCAACCTGTTCGCGATGTTTCATGTTGGATATTGCGCAGGGTACCTCTGTAAGACCGGCAAGCTTTGCGGCCGCAAGTCTGCGGTGACCAATGACAACGGTGTATCCCATTTCTTCCTGCTGCTTAGGATCGTCGCACCCAACGCCGGTGATTTTTGAGAACCATGGCACTACTGTCAGGTTTTGAAATATGCCATTTGCCTTGATGCTTTCTGCAAGCTCTGACAAATCGCCGAGGTCTTTACGAGGGTTATCCGGATGGGAATGTAGTTTTTCAATAGAAATATTTTGTATCATGATTTTTCTCCTTTCGATTAAAAAAGTGATAGTTGACCGTTTGCTCCTACGGTAAATTCGTTCTTGCTTTCGGGTGGTTCATCCTCAGGCTCAGAAGCCTTTTCAATTTCAAATATCTGTGAAAGCTTCTTTGCGGTACGCCGCCAGTGCCACGTATCAAGGAAGTAGAGAGGGGTGTACCAAACATTCTGATTTTCAAGTGGCTCTGTCGGCGGGGTAGTCAATGTGTTTCCGACGATAACGTAACCGGCACACCCCAGGAGTGAGAGTTGTATGTAGCACATCATGGCAGCCGTGAAGTCGATGTCCTGGGCGACGAACTCAATATGTTGCTGATAGTTAATGCCCTGGTCTATTGCTTCGTTGGCAAAGGCTATAAGTAGAGCGCCGGCTCCGCAGCAGGGATCTGTTGCCGTATCTTAATTGATACAATATAACGAAGCAGAATTCTTACTCCTTAACGATGCACCCGCACAGGTGCATTTTTGCACACCCCTCATAACGATGCCGTATGCACCGTTACGGAATAAA